TAAAGGTGGCGCAAAGGCCAAAATGTCCTATGTTTTCGATGTTAATTTAAAATTAGCTATGATTATTACTGGATTTAATTTTATGGCTAAAGATTCATACCCTTCATTTAGGGAATTATATGGGGATGCTATAAATATAAACACGAATTCAGTTATGTGGACAATCGGTGAGACTGTTATCATTTTATCAGAAACCCCAGATAATGAAGATGGATATATCTCTCATTTGTATTTTGTAAACAAAAACATATTTTTTGATAGTATGCCTGAATGATAGCATAAAATAAATAGAGAAATTCCACCCGGGTGTTCTTAAATGATTGCCCCTGGAGATTATGGGGAGTTGGCAGAGCGGACGATTGCGCCAGTCTTGAAAACTGGAAACGGGGTGACTCGTTCAAAGGTTCAAATCCTTTACTTCCCGAAGTCTTTCCGTATGGAGAGATAACTTATTTATGACCTTTTTCAGTATGTATTTTTCAGGATCGTTAATGCAATAACCATTTCTGGTCCTGAATTACTTGCCGGTTTATTTCAATGGGAGAATACGGGTGATATGGTATTATGGACAAATTATCCGTAAAACCATTTCAATTAAAACCTGTGAAACTGGGTTCAATTCCCGGAACCGGCTTAATTCATATAACTCATGGGATGGGTGAGAGACTTGTGTTTTATCATGTTCAGGTATTTTTGAGGTTATAGAATAGTAGCAAAAGAAATGGGAGAATAAGATGAGTAAAAATATGAGGAACCTTGTTGGAACATATACGTTTGCCCAAGATGGTGAATTTGTATGTACTGATTGTCATTATAATAAAACACTCCCCGGAGTTGCTAGCGAACAGCCTGTCCCAGAAGGAAAGGGTGAGCCTATAATTGATATGGTTGTCGCCGACCTTCAGGAACGTGCAAAAGTCGGGGCGGTAAAATATGGGGAGAAATTAAAGGCTTTCAACGGCAGGGATGCGTTACTGGATGCCTACCAAGAGGCTCTTGATCTTTGTATGTATTTACGGCAAGCAATAGATGAGAAAAATAATGTTTGTAAATAGCAAGATATTTATGGCAAAAACAATTAAAGGAAAGTTTCTGGAATTTCTGTTTGGTATAATACTAACACTTTTAATGTTTCCATTTTTATTGCTATACATAGCTGGGTTCTATTCCGGTAAATTGTGCGGTCTTGTTTCAGGAATAGAGGATAAAATTGTAAAAGGGGTATGCCGAAGAGTAAATGGAGAACAAAGGTGAATAATATTATTTTGATTATCTGCATTGTCCTGATTCTATATGCTATTTGGTCAGAACAAAAATGTCGCATTATCTCAATAAGATAATACGTGGAAAAATATAATTATTGTGTAAAATTTTAGAAACATTGAGTATAAAATGTTTTTAAATGGATGCTAACAGGGGAAACTATGCTAAAAAATGATTTTAATGTCACTATAGGTTGCTATATAACGATATTTAAAGGTCAGACGGTAAATAATACAGATGGGACGCAAAGAACCGCAGGGAAGACGTATGACGTTCGTATAACGATGATCGACAAAGATACAAGAACAATAAAATGGCATGGGCAGAACGGTTACTATAATTATATATCAATTGATGATGTTCAGAAGAAAGAATGGGTGAAGATTAAATAATATCTATTGACACAATTGGATCATATAAGGTAAGATTTATCATAATCTTTTTATGCTCCTTTTCCCTTTGCCCTGTTTGTCTCATATCCCGAGACAGCAGGGCTTTTATTTTTTAAATAAATACGGTATTATTCCAATATGTTTACATCAGATACAAAAGCTATTATGGCGACAATGGCATTGGTCAACATGAATCCAGAATACAAGCTGGATTTTTGGCAAAAATGGTATGTAGAATCACAGGAAAAATATTTAATCGTCAACAAGTCGAGACGGGTCGGATGGTCGTATATAACCGCCGGGAAAGCCATAATCGAAGCGATAGATCCTGATATATACAAATACCAGATGGTTTTTGTGTCGTATGGTATGCATGATGCTCTTGGCAAAATAAGCGATGCAAGAAACTTTTTGATGAATTTGCCAGATAGATTTCATAAAAAGTTTTCTTCGGACAGTAAAACACAATTGGAGTTTTGGGATGAGGGACGAAAAAGCAAGTCAGCTCTTGTCTCTCTCCCAAACAGGACACTTCGAGGGTTTGGAACTTCAAATCAGATAGGTGGTATTTCTCTTGACGAATTTGCATATCACCAAGATGACGAAAATGTTTACACTTCGGTACTCCCTTGTTTAAGTCGTGGCGGTAATTTGTGCATAGGGTCCACCCCAGCGACAAAAACAGGAATGTTTTATAATATTCTTTCAGACAGTGATCGGTTCAAGCATTACAAACGGGTAACAATCCCTTGGTGGTGGTCTTCGGCGTTATGTATAGATGTCCCGAACGCAATAAAGATAGCTCCCGGATTAACCACTCACGAACGTGTTTCTACCTTTGGAACACCGACACTTCAAATGATATTCGATTCATTTTCACTCGTTTCTTTCAGACAAGAGTATGAATGTGAATTTACAGATGATTCAGATGCCTTTATTCCAATAGAAATGATATATTCATGCACTCCCCGTACAGATCCGATGAAGGGAATATATGAACAATATGAATATCGTAATATATCCGAATTGCTCAATGGGATTATGCTTAATGCCGTTTGTACTGGCCTAGATGCTTCTGGAAATCCGATATTTGAAACTGTTACGGCTCCACCGTATGATCCTGATGTCCATGGAACACTATATGCCGGTTATGACATAGGACGGACAAAGGACTCTTCTATATTTACATTGATAGGGGAAAAAGACGGGATAAAAAAGGTATGGATGGTTTATGAACTCAACAAAACATCCTTTGACGATCAAAGAGACTTTATTGAATTGGCGATGTCGTCACTCCCGATAAAGAAACTGAAAATTGATAAAACTGGTTTGGGTCAGGAATTTGCTGAATGGGCAGAAAAGAAATTCCCTATGAGGGCGTTCGGTTGTACTTTCACAAATGAATACAAAGAAGAATTAGCGAATTCAATGTATTTAGGATTTGAAAGACTCCAGTTTATACTTCCCATGAACGCAAAACTTCATGCCGATATACATTGTATAAGAAGGACAATGACGGCTTCAAAACATATCAGATATGACGGTTCAACAAAAGATTCTCATGCAGATAGATTCTGGTCTATGGCATTGGCAAATGATTGCATTAGTGATAGTATTATTAGACAGAGCAGATTTTATACTGAATTTAAGCAAACGAAAAAAGAACAAAAAAAAATATCGACAGGAAATAGCCAGCTTGACAGGTTAATTAGACGGGGGAGAAGATAAAATATGAAACAACAATTACTTACAACAGAACAGGTCCAAGAGAAAATCAATAAAATAAAAGATAATGGAGGTGGGTTCCCTAAAAGTAAACTTCACCATCCATTTTACAATAATTATTCCATGGGAAGGAATGTCCGAGAACCCTTTAGGAACATAAATGCAAGGATATTGAGACGGGTTGCGGAAAAAGCATGGCTTGTCAATACGATTATTGGTCATATTTGTGCAAAGGTTGTCCCGTATGTTCGGCCTATTGGAGACAAGGGACGGCGTGGATTTTCAATCATGTTGAAAGACGGACAAAAATCACCCTCTGAAAAAGATCGAAAACGTGCATTGGAGTTACAAAATTATTTTCTACAGACTGGTTGGGATTTTGATATAAACAGGGAAGACGATCTAATCCATTATACAAAAAAGATATTAAGGGATCTTTTAACGCTCGACCAAGTGGCAACAGAAGTCAGGTGGAAAATGAACGGAATCCCTCATGATTTTTGGGCGGTAGACTCGGCAACAATTTTGAGATGTACCGAAGAGGGCTATGAAGGAGACGATCAATATAAGTATGTTCAACAGATCGATCAAATGATAGTGAACAAATATACGGGAAAAGAATTGATTTTCCAGTTTGCTTCTCCTCGTACAGATATTGAAGTTTCAGGTTATGGCTATTCAAAAGTAGAACAGGCAATCGATCTTGTTGTATCGTTAATAAATTCGTTCGCTTTCAATTCCGGGGCTTTCACTGAAGACAAGCTCCCAAGAGGAATGTTGCTTCTAAACGGCGATGCCGGATTTGAAGAAGTGCAGGAAATAGAGGATTATCTTGTCGATGTTATGTCTTCACCTTCAGGACCTTCCGGTAAGTGGACTATTCCGATTATTCCTTCAGGTGGAACAGATGACAGAACAAGAAAACTTGAATGGATACAACT